GATGGGGTCCTGTAGGTGAAGCAGTACTTGTTTCTTCAGAGAATGAATTAGTTCAACGTTTCGGTGAACCAACCGATGATAACTACGAAACATTCTTTGTCGCAGCAGATTATCTTTCATATGCAAACGCATTATGGGTTTCTCGTGCAGATAACGGCGCTGTAGCTGCTTCTGCATCTGATACTTCAAGTGCAAATACTCAACTCCATACATTTGGTGCATTTGATGCATTATATCCTGGAGCATTAGGTAATTCATTAGAAATTGCTTATGTTGATGACGCAAATTTTGAAAGTGCTTTACAAGCAGTTGGCGATATTCCTGCTACAAGGATTACAGGTGCCAACAGTGCTATACTTGCTACTGAACAAACAATTTCATTTAACAGTACTTCAATGGTGTTTGAAGTTGCACCTGCTAACAGAATTGATACAACAACCGTAGATGCTGGCGATTTATTTGTCGTAGGTAACGATTCAGTTGGTTATCAATCAATCCCAGTTTCCGCTATTACAGAAGAAGCAAGGGATGCAGTTGGCGATGAGACAGCAAATACTTCATTAACTACTTCATACGCATATACCGTTTCATTAGGACAAGCTTATAGATTAGCAGAGACTGATTTAAATAAATTAAGCATCACTAAGAAATGGGGATATTCAGGTGTATTTGGAAGAGCTCCAAGTACAGGAAACTATCACATCGCAGTTATTGATAATGACGGCGGAATTACTGGAGAGGCAGATTCAATCTTAGAAGTTTATTCTGATGTATCTACTACTCAATCCGCTAAACTATCAAATGGCAAAACAAATTACTATAAAGATGTAATTGACCAAGAATCTTCTTGGGTTAAAGTTGCCAACACCGCTCACTTCGAGGCTCAAACTTCTGAATATGAAGTATTAGCAAATGGTGTAGACGGTAGAACAGAAACTGCAGCAACATTGGCTGACCTTGCACCAGCATACGATTTATTCAAATCTTCAAATGAAATTGATGTATCGTTTGTGTTAGGTGGTAAATCTGATGTTGTTGATGAAAGTAAAACTGAAGCAAAATTAGCAAATATTATTGCATTTAAGAACGGATTACCAAGTTCTTCTTACTATGTAATGGATTCAGGTTATAAGTATAGATATGACAGATATAATGATGTATACAGATATACCCCACTTAACGGTGATATCGCAGGTCTTGCTTCAAGAGTTGAACCTTTTGAATATCCTGCCGGTTTCCGTAAAGGTGTAATCAAGAATGTTGTTAAACTTGCCTTTAATCCTAATAAGGCTCAAAGAGATCAACTATACAGTGCAAATGTTAACCCAGTCATGGCACAAACAGGACGAGGAATTGTTTTATTTGGTGATAAGACAGGATTAGGTGCTAATAGCGCATTCGATAGTATCAACGTTAGAAGATTGTTTATTGCGGTAGAAAAGGCAATTGCCAATGCTGCAGAATCATTCTTATTTGAATTGAACGACGAGTTTACTCAAGCTCAATTTAAAGGAATTGTTGAACCATTCTTAAGAGACATTCAAGGTAAAAGAGGTATTGTTGATTTCAGAGTGGTATCTGATACAACAGTAAATACACCGTCTATTATTGACCAAGGTAAGTTCAGAGCTAATATCTTTATTAAGCCTGCACGTTCAATTAATGTAATTGAATTAACCTTCGTGGCAACAAGAAGCGGCGTTGAGTTTGATGAAATTGTTGGGTCATTAGCCTAATAAATAATTTTTAATAAAGGAGAAAAAGAATGGCATTTAATATTAATGAGTTCAAATCCCAGTTAACTGGCGGTGGCGCTCGTGCTAACCTTTTCCAAGTTCAGATTCTCAACCCTGTTGACCCAGTTGCTGATTTTAAAGTTCCATTTATGGTAAAAGCAGCAAACATACCGTCATCAGATGTATCCTCTTTTAAGGTTTCTTATTTTGGAAGAGAGATTGCATATTCTGGTTCTAGAAAATTCTCGACTTGGCAGGTAACTGTAATTAACGATGAAGATTATCAAATTCGTAACGCATTTGAAGCTTGGATGAATGCAATTAATTCGCATCAAACTAACATCTCGGGTTTACCTCAAGATTATAAATCTGATGCATTAATTACACATTATAGTAGAAATGGAGATCCATTGAGATCATACAAATTTGAGGGATTATTCCCAACATCAGTTAGCACAATGGCAATGACATGGGATGGAGCTGACGCAATTCAGGAATTCACAGTTGACTTCGACTACGACATGTGGACAGTTGAAGGAAATACTGGTATTCCTACTACATAATTAAATAGGTGATATTTTGAAAATTTTTGGCTTTGATATAAAGAGGGCAGA